GATTGGAATTTGTTTACAATAATCAATAAAAGAAGGATGCTCGTGTAGATACGGGACATCCTCTTTACTGTATTCTATTGCTTCGTATGCAGTTAGTGCATATTCACATATTTCATGATGATGATTTTGTGTGTCGTGATAACCGACAGTGTAGTGGGACATGATCTTTCAACTCCACGTTATACCACTAATTATAACTCAGTTATATTTTAAACGCAATTACCGTCTTGATATGACAACATCTCCCTCTCCATCGTCTTCCTCATCATCATCTTCTAACTCTTCAATTCTGTTTTTTAATTCTTCATGTAGTTCATCTTTAGGTTCTTCATCACCAAATTTAACTACCATCAATTCGTCACCAGGTTTTACCTCCATCATTTCTGGATGAGGTATTTTCCTAATAACTTTTTTTCCTTCAATTACTCCGTAGTCTGTTGTGGAATATAAACTATACATCAAACGAACTGCATACACTAAAGTTATAACCCAACATACTACAAAAATTGTTACCATTCACCTAAAACCTGATTGCAATATCTTTTGTATAGGAACTTGTCTTACCTTATCTATAACATCATTCTCTACTCTTTCAACAATCTTATCAAGAACATCTATATCAATCTGCATAAATGGTGGAATAATACCAAGTAAACGAAGTAAACCATCTACAAATAATGCGAGAGCAGTGAACCCAAGAATCATAGAGATAACCGTTGCGTCTCTATTGTGCTTTCTCATTGACTCAGCATCTATTCTTCTTGCTTCTTCTACCGCTACTTTTACAGCACGGTCAATCATGATGTTTACTTCTTGTTTTGTGTAAGCTACTTTACGTATCTTTTCTTCCATCATTTGACCTCCTATGTCACTAAGGGGAAATTCTTTTATTAGTTCTACCATAGGTTATCCTCCCCTGTAGTATGCTTTGTAATAAGAAACGAATCCGTTCGTAGTTACTTGAGTTTCACACCAACTGTCAGCACAAGAATAGATTCCACTATTGTTTGAATCCTTACCAAACTCTTTAAGTAAGATTGATAATACTTTCTGTCTTAAGTTAAGTTTTTCTTCTATTCTCATTTTGTAATGTTGCAAGAATCTTGTTCACATAGTTGTTCTAATTTTTCTATAAGATGAGAATACTCATCCCACAGATAATCTGAACTTGTTTGATCTCTGTATAACTTACAAGCGATTATAGCACGAGCTACATCTGATTCGTTTAGTCTCATAATGTTCATAGTGTTACAGTATAATTATAACGAACTAAATTATACATGCAAATATTTTAGCAGAAATGTCAGGGTTCGTCAACTTCATGAGATTTCATTTCTGTGTAATTATAATCAGACATCATCGCAAACAACCTGTTTCTAAGGTATTTCAAGTATTCTAATTCTTCTACTGGTCTAACAGGAGGACCAGGAAACATTTCTATATGACTACAAACAATATTATAAAGCATGCGGACTTCCTCAATTCTCATTGAGTATTGACAAAACCAATCTCCTTCGTCTTTAGGATATGGCTCTTGGTTTTCGCCATCGTCAGTTATCATTATGCAGATACCGTGTTGTTAGCAGAATTTCTTCTTTGATATGCTGCTGGCGTTCTTGTATTGTTATTGGATAATCTTGCTTGAAATGCAGCAGGTGTTCTTGTTGAGTTATCAGTTTTTCTTGCTTGATAATCTGCATTCCAGTTTTTAAATGTTCTAGTAGCCCATCCCTCATTACCTGAGAAATGATTTACAGTAGTGCTACTTGGTTGAGGATTGACAGCGTTACAATCTTTATCGTTTTTTTGATATGCCATTAGCGTTTACCTCCATTCATTTGCTTGAGCATTTTTTGTAACTCTGATGTAGAACCTACAAACATAGCATTGTTTGTAACATTCTTAGGACCTTTCTTCTCTTCATCTAGATCTTTGACTTTCTTTTGGAGATCCATAAGTTTGTCAGTCATGTCTGCTACCTGTTTCATGGCGTTTGTAGCGACTTCATATGCTCTTGGATGCCCTGACTCCTGTGCAACCTCTAACGCTCCTTGTACCGCTTCCTGACCTTGATCTATAAGTCTATAGAGTTCTGCTCTCGTATACTCATAGTCTTTTTCCCTATCTTCTGCGACATCATTTGATAGTTGCTTTTTCTTTTCTGGTTCTTTAGATACATCAATATCTAATATATCTTCCATGTTTTCTTCTAAGCTCTTCATAAGAAGTCCATCCCTTCATTAAATCCAAAGTCATCATCAGCAGTTACTAATGCATCATCAGCAGCAGTAACTTGACCATCTTGGTTGATATCTGTTTTTGCTTTGGGTGTATAAGATAGTTCAACGTGTCTCTTGTTAACATTGGTGTCACCAATAGTTTCAATAATACGAGACTTACGAAAAACATCTGCCTTGGTGTAAGGACCGTAGATATAAGACTTAGCAGTAAACTGCATTGTGTAGGTTATACTACGTCTTGTACTAAAGTCATCTTCCCAATCATCATCAAAGTCTACACTATTCAATACAACAGCAACATCTCTAACTTCATTCATATCAGGAATGAACTTTAAACTCATACTAAATGAGGGTTGAAAGAAAGGAAGTATCTGTTCTAGTATTTGTAATCCGTCATCTTGAGACTTACAAAGAATACCAACTTCAAATGAAATATTGTATGGCACAGGTACATACTGAGTTCTCACTTCATTACCGTTATCATTAATAACAGTCTTATATTTTTGTGTGGCAGGTGTTTTTCTTGAAGCATCGTAATCAATACCAGTCATTTCAAAATAAATTCGTGGTAAAGTAATTGCTACTTTTCTACCATCAGTAGGGTTACCTTGCAGTCTATACAAGAATTTTTGTTTAGGACCGTAGGCAAGAGGAACTTTCTCTGTCTCAATAACTTGACCATCAACTGTTTTTTTGAGTTCAATATTATTGAAAAGAGTACCAAAGGATACAACAGTTTTCCTAACTGCTTGATTATAAAATTGTGTTCCTAACATCAGAAGCTACCTGTATAATTACCAAATTCACCAAAGGGATTCTTTTCTCCCCAGTCAATCAAATCATCCGCACCAGTTTCAATTGCTTGATTCTGATCGTATTCTGTACTTTGATTATCAATAGTAGAGAATGTCCCTAATGTATATATGGCATTAGATTCAACCCCTCTAATCATGTCACCATCAAGGAAGTTACCTGTACGGTTCATAACTTCAAGCACATTTGTAACACCATTCCAATCAGCAACCTCAGCAATAGTAGCACTCATTAGATCATATAAAATTGCTTGTCCACCACTTGTAGTAGTCTCCTCCCACGCATTAATAATATATCTTACATTGGCAGAATCATAATAGAAATAACCAGGTGTAGTAGTTGCAGTTGTTCCATTGTATTGATAAACATAGCAAATACGTTTATCTTCAAACTTCCAATAGAAATATTTTTTCTGTGTTGTAGTAGCAAACACAGGATCAAAACCACCACTACCAGTTACTGTAATAACTTTATTAGATGAAGTCCATGTTCTTCCTGCACCTTGTGCGGTAAATCCACCTATAACCACATGCTCATCATTGAGGAATTGAATTGCTTCTGGTGGTGCGTCAATAGTTATTGTTGGAGGATTTACATTTGTTGAGTCATATCCGCTACCACCATTAACAATAGTAAGGGTAACAACACCACCATCTAATATAGACGTTGTAATAATCCCTCCAGATCCATTACCTGCATTACCAATAGTAACATTTGGTGGAGTGTTATATCCTGTACCAGCAAGTGTTACAGTTGCCTGTGATATAGCACCAGAAGAATCTACTTCAAGAGTTCCAGTTGCTGTTTCTCTAGTTGTGAGTCCAACATTAAGAGTAGTAATATTACTAAACTGTCTCTCTACATCATCAATCTCATCAATACCTGTATCAAACTTATCAGCACCTTGCTCGTAGATCTCAGCAGTGAGTTGATAAAAATACTGTTTACCTAACTGGAAAAAAGGATTTTCTCTTTCTACATACTTAACTTCATAGAGATCCTCTGTCAATGGAAAGTATATTAAGTCTCCTTCATTAGGTCTACCATCTACAGCAAGACTCAATGCAGGATTAGCAGACTGTTCCCATCTTCTTCTTGATACAACAAAAGTTATCTCATCAGTTATTCTTAGACCAAACTTACTTACAAACTCTGCACCTGCACCAAAACCCTCTACGTTCACAAGGAACATCTCTATCATATAACTCTGATTAAATTCAGACTGTATAACTTCCCCTAACGTCTTATCTTTCAGATGTACTCTAGGAATATAAAACACATCAGATCCAAACAACTTGATTTGTTCATCAACCAAGTCCTGTACAAGATTCTGTTCGGTGGCAACACCACCATGCTGAGGAAAATATACTTTTTTCATCCGATCATATCAAATGGTGGTAATTCGTATGTGGTAAATGACTTCTCTTCTATCTCAGCAATTTCTTTTTGAGCATCTTCAAAGATTTCTCTACCATTAATGGCAACTCCACCAGGAAGTTGAATACCATTAAACTTAATTAAGTTCTGTCCCCACTGCCTTTTTATGAGAGCAGTAGCATATTTTTTTAGGAAGATGTCACTATAGACTTGAGTAAATGTATCAGGATCTAATGCTCTATGACATTCAACAATAACATGTACATCTTCGTCTAGCATGTCTTTACCCACATCAATATAAAGTCTATCCTGTCTCATATTGAATCTAAATTGAACAAAAGCACCATTGTTCAAAACCATATCCATAGTCTCCATCCAAGTCTTAACCATATAATAGTTAAGAAAGTCTAGAGATCCTACAGCATATAGATCGTTTAGAAAGATCTGATACTCAATACCAAATAAATTATTTCTAATTGCGTTACTAGCAAGACCAAATACTTTAGTCACACCAACTACATCCGCAGGTAGTTCAAGGTATCTATCCCTGACTTCCCATTTTGTACCACTAGCTAGAGTGGTTGTTGTGTTCTGTGTTTCAAATTTTGTCTCATCAGCAGCAGTAAATAGATGCTTCATATAAGCAAGTTCAGTGCCATCGTAGTGTCTCATACGATAATACTGAAGTGCATCGTCTATTGAATCCTCTATCTGATCATCATCAACATTGATTTCTAGTACAGGGAACCCTAACTTTCTAAGACAATAATCTTTGAGCTCTGCTCTACTGGTGGGTTCAGCCATAAAAAATACCCCTAGTATGTCCTAGGGGTATTTATAAATTCAAATGTTAGTTTAGGAATTAAAATTTAAGCACGTATTTTTTCAGTAACATTATAAGTTATAAGTTTTTTTGCATCAGCTGCAACAGTTGGATCTAGAGCTTTAAGTTCTGCTTCTATAGCATTACCTTTATCTCTGATTGCCTGTTTTTCTA